CAGAATTTAAATTATTTTTTCAATATATTAGAAAAGATGATAGATGGAAGACTTTAACAAATGAAGTTACCGATACATATGAATCTGGTGGTCAAACAGCGGTACAATCAGACTTTTCTAACATTAGATATGATAATATGGTATATTCCTATATAAATCATCCAGGCCAACAATGGATTAGGAAATATACTTTAGCTCTTTGTAAAGAATTGTTGGGTATTATAAGAAGTAAATACGGTAGTATACCAATACCAGGTGCAGAAACTACTATGGATGGAGAAACATTACGTTCAGAAGCTACAGATGAAAAAACTACACTTGTAGAACAATTGAGAGAGATGCTAGATGTTTCAACTGGTGATGAGTTGATGCAAGAAGAAGCGGCTGAAGCAGAAGCGACACAAGAGATTTTGAAAAAAGTTCCTTTGTCAATTTATATAGGATAATATTATGGCCGGAAGATTTAATTCTGCAAATGATTTAAGAACATTTGAAACTTTTAATAAAGAGTTAATAGGTGATTTACGTCTAAGTAAAGATGGTATAATAAATCAACAAATAACTATATTTAAAGTTTCTGTGATGGATACGAGTACTAATTTATATGGTGAGTCTACTGGTGGTAAAGTTTATAAACCAGGTGTTAAATTAGCTTGTATGATTGAGTCTGGTGATATAGATTTTAATATGGATGAATTTGGAGCAGATAGTTTACAAGATGCTACATTTTTTATGTTAAGAGAATCTTTGACAGATTTAGATTTCGTTCCAGAGTTGGGAGATATAGTAGAATGGAATTATGCACATTTTGAAATTAATGGTATAAATGAAAATCAATTGGTTGGCGGTATGTATGACCAAAATTGGTCTGTTAATTGTACTGCACATTTAATTAGGTCTGTCAATTTACAAATTGAAAGAGTGAGAAAAGTATAATGGCTACAAGATATAGACCAATACCAGAAGTACAAAAAACTGAAAGAAGCCCTGGTGTTAACGCTAATAGAGGAAAACAATTATCAAGAAAAAAAGATAATGTTAAAGATTATAGCATTGGTTTAATGGATGTAGATGGTGCAATTATGTATTATTTTAATGAGGTAATAAAACCAACTATTGAAGATAATGGTGAAGTTGCTAAAGTTCCTGTTCTTTATTCTAATGCAGAAAGATGGAAGACTGCTCAAGTTGATGGAGTGATAAGGGATAATAGGAAACAAGTTATTTTACCAGTAATAACTTTTAAAAGAACAAGTATTGCTAAAGATGAAAGTATACCAGTAGATAAATTGGGTGATAAAGACCCACAATTATTTTATCATTTTGAAAGATTATATAATGCGGAAAATAGGTATGATAAGTATAGTGTACAACAAGGTCTTACACCAGCAAGACAATATCATTCAATCGCGATGCCAGATTATATGACTATGACTTATGATGCTATTATTTGGACGAGTTATACTGAACATATGAATGAGATAATAGAAAAAATTAATTTTTCTGAAGGTTCTTATTGGGGAGAGCCTGGTAAGTTTAAATTTAGAGTAGCTATAGATTCATTTGATGATGCTACAGAGTTAGCTGATAGAGAAAGAATTGTAAGAAGTTCGTTTTCTTTTAGTTGTAGAGGATATTTGATGCCAGATAGTATTAATAAAGCAATAAGTACAAGAAAATATTTTACACCAAAAGAAATTACTTTAACAGAGGTTGTTGAGTAGGAGAAAATAATGGGAGTTAATAATCAATTAGGCGGAGTAACAGATTTTATTAGATTAGCAGAAACGCAAACAGGAAATCAAGCTACAGATATAGAGTTTACTAATACTTTTGGTGGTGAGACGATATTTATAATGAGAGGAGATGGTACTGCGGTATCTGGTAGCGATACTGTTAATTTGGATTATATTGGTAGTCGGTATTATAGAAAAATTTATAATTTTGCTGGAAATGAATCGTCATCAATAGGTCAAAATAATTCACAAGTTTTTGAATTTTCATCATCTCTTGATAGTGGGTATCGTATAAAAAATGGTACGATAGATGTGAATGTTAATGGAACAATAATGGTATCTAATACAGACCAATTGGGGCCAAGTACAGTAGATTTTTATCTAAGTAGTTCTTATGAACAAGTTAATGTAAGAAAATTATATACTGGTGGATTGGGTTTAACACTTGAACCAAGTGATATAGTTAATATATCGTTTCAACAGGAGAAGATTTAGTGGGTATTACACAAGTAGAAGGGTATGGTGGTACTACAAGAGATTTTGTATCACCAATTTCTGAATCTGCTTTTGGTGGTGATATTTTAAAATTTCACGATAGTACAACCAGTTCAATAGAAAATGGATTTAGTATGAATTTAGTAAAAGGTAGTCCTTATTATTCAACTGATATTGTAAATAAAGATTTTAGTGACTCGGCTATGTATTATACAAGAGAAAATTTTGTATTCAATGAGATGACAGCTTCTACTTCAGAATACCAAGAATTTCATCCAAGATTATTGGGTGATAAAAGGAAAGTTAAAAATGGAACTCTTCAAGTTAATGTTAATGGTTGGCCAATGAGGTCAATATCTGGTTCAACAATAGACCAATCTATTAGCTCTAATGGAGTAGAGTTCTTTTTAGATTCTACGTATAAGAAAGTACGTATTAAAAAATTATATGTTGAAGATGAAAATAAAGTCGCAGGTGAAAGAGTTTTATTAGGAATAGATTTAAATAGTGACGATATAGTTTCATTTAAATATCAACAGGAGACAAGTTAGATGCCACTTATAGACCCGATACGACAATTAAAACCAGCTCCATCATCGAGTAGAGTTTTACAATCTTCTGTACTTACAAGTTCAGATACTGGACTACCTACATTACAATGGGGTCAAGTTGGTCTTGAAGTACTTGGAACTGGTAGTATAGATATGGGTTCAGGTACTACCCTATCTACTGGTTATATTAATATGTACAATAATATAATAAGAAATTCATTAAGTGATACTTCTATTCAATTACTTGTAGATGGGTATTCGTCTGGTAGTGTTAAAATATGGGGAGATTTGGTTGTAGAAGGAAGTCAATCTATACAAAATACTGTTACTTTTGCAGTAGAAGATTCTATTCTTGATTTAAATTTTAGTGGGTCTACCGCATTAGCGGCACAAGATAGTGGTTTAAATGTTGGTCGTAATGGTTTAAATAATGCAAGATTACTATGGGATGAATCAGAAACAAGTTGGATGGTAGACAAAGGAACTGGTACTTTACAGACAATAGGTGGTGCTACAGGTTCAGGTTTTCTTGGTTCTACTAATACTAATATGTCTTCTTCTACTATGTTAGAAGGTGCTAATTTAACTTTTGAAGGTGGTGGTGAAGTACAAGGTTTACCAGGTACACCATCAACTGGAAGTGCGGCTGTATCATATACATTTGTATCTGAATCTTTATTTAGTTATGCTAGAAATACTACATCAAAGAAAGCTGATACAGTTACTGCACCATCAACAGCTTCTTTTAATAGTGTTTATACGGCGTCAGCACCAGATGGATTTAGTTCAACTAATAAAGATGATTTTATATTCTTTATCAATGGACAATATATGGAACACGAAGCTGTTACAATTAGACAAGAAGATTCAAATTTAAAATTGTATATTGATAGTGCAAGTTTAGGAATGGAATTTGATGCAGATGATGAAATAGTTGGATGGGGTAAGTTTACTATATAATATGATATTTATGTATGAGAGAAATAATTGGAATAAATAATGGCCAAAATTGAAGAAAAACAATTAGATGACGTTCTTATAGCGGGAATGAGTGGAACAAGTGGTTCTTCTGGTTCTTCTGGTTCCAGTGGCTCAAGTGGCTCAAGTGGAACAAGTGGAACAAGTGGAAGTTCTGGTTCAAGTGGAAGTAGTGGTTCGTCTGGAACAAGTGGAACAAGTGGTTCGTCTGGTTCCAGTGGAAGCAGTGGTTCGTCTGGCACCGATGGAACTTCGGGTACTGATGGAACTTCGGGTACTGATGGAACAAGTGGAAGTTCTGGTTCAAGTGGAAGTAGTGGTTCGTCTGGAACAAGTGGCACAAGTGGTTCTTCAGGTTCAAGTGGAAGTTCTGGTTCCAGTGGTTCAAGTGGAACAAGTGGAACTGATGGAACAAGTGGCTCGTCAGGCTCAAGTGGAACTGATGGTACAAGTGGTTCCAGTGGAAGTTCGGGTTCCAGTGGTTCCAGTGGTTCGAGTGGTACAGACGGAACAAGTGGAAGTAGTGGGTCTTCAGGTTCAAGTGGTTCAAGTGGTTCGTCTGGAACAAGTGGAACAAGTGGTTCTTCAGGTTCCAGTGGTTCAAGTGGAACTGATGGAACAAGTGGAACTGATGGAACGTCTGGTACAGACGGAACAAGTGGAACTGATGGAACAAGTGGCTCGTCAGGGTCAAGTGGGTCAAGTGGAAGTTCTGGAACGGATGGAACAAGTGGGTCAAGTGGAAGTTCTGGAACGGATGGAACAAGTGGCGTATCCGATACCTATGTTACAACATCTTCTACAAGTGTAGCTATACCAACATCACACCCAACCACAGTAACAATTACTGTTGGTACTGGACTTGGATGGAGTACAGGTCAAAAATCTCTTGTAGCTAAAACAGGTGACGCGTCAAAAAGATTTTTAATGGAAGTAACCAGTTATAATACTGGTACAGGAGTTTTAATAGGTGACTCGGAATCAAATAATGGTACTGGTACTATTGATACATGGTCTGTAAATTTAGAAGGTGTTGCAGGAGATGATGGAACATCTGGTTCTTCAGGTTCAAGTGGAACTGATGGTACAAGTGGAACTGATGGTACATCTGGTACAGATGGTACGAGTGGTTCGTCAGGTTCAAGTGGTTCAAGTGGTTCAAGTGGGTCTTCAGGAACTGATGGTACAAGTGGTTCCAGTGGAAGTTCAGGTTCAAGTGGTTCCAGTGGTTCGAGTGGTACAGACGGAACAAGTGGAAGTAGTGGTTCTTCAGGTTCTTCAGGTTCAAGTGGAACTGATGGTACATCTGGTACAGATGGAACAAGTGGTTCAAGTGGTTCAAGTGGAACGAGTGGTTCAAGTGGTTCGAGTGGCTCAAGTGGAAGTTCAGGTTCAAGTGGTACAGACGGAACAAGTGGAACTGATGGAACAAGTGGAACTGATGGAACAAGTGGAAGTAGTGGTTCGTCAGGTTCAAGTGGTTCAAGTGGAACTGATGGTACATCAGGTTCAAGTGGTAGTTCTGGTTCCAGTGGTTCAAGTGGTACTGATGGAACTTCTGGTTCAAGTGGGTCTTCTGGTTCAAGTGGTTCAAGTGGTTTAGACGGAAACTTTGGTGGAGCTTCATTTGAATATGATTTTGAAGCAACATTTACTTCAGATTCAGACCCAGGCACTGGGATGTTACGATTAAGTAGTGCTACACAAAATACTGCTACTGAAATTTATATAGATGATACTGATGTAAATTCTACTGATATACAAAGTTATATGCGTACCATTGACGATAGTACATCAACTTTAAAAGGTCATGTAAAGATTTCAAAAAAATTCTCTACTGGTGAATTTTTATTATTTACTATAACAGATTTAACAGAAAATTCTGGTTATTTTACTATAGCCGTTACTAATGTAGATTATTCAACGGCATCACCATTTGGTGATAATGATGATATAATAGCTACCTTTGCTAGAACTGGTGATAAAGGTGATACAGGCGAGGCAGGAACAAGTGGAACTGATGGAACGTCAGGTTCAAGTGGTTCATCTGGTTCAAGTGGTTCCAGTGGAACTGATGGAACAAGTGGTTCGAGTGGTTCGAGTGGAAGCTCAGGTTCGAGTGGTTCAAGTGGAACTGATGGAACTTCTGGTACAGACGGAACAAGTGGTTCGTCTGGCTCAAGTGGTACAAGTGGTTCAAGCGGAACAAGTGGTTCTTCTGGTTCTTCTGGTTCTTCAGGTTCCAGTGGTTCAAGTGGAACTGATGGTACATCTGGTACAGATGGTACAAGTGGAACTGATGGAACTTCAGGTACAGATGGAACAAGTGGTTCAAGTGGAAGTTCGGGTTCAAGTGGGTCAAGTGGAACAAGTGGCTCGAGTGGTTCAAGTGGAAGCTCAGGTTCCAGTGGTTCAAGTGGAACTGATGGAACAAGTGGTTCGTCAGGTTCATCTGGCTCAAGTGGTTCAAGTGGTTCAAGTGGTTTAACTGGTGATGCGTATGAAACTACATCTTCTACAAGTGTAGCTATACCAACATCACATCCAACTACTGTTACAATAACAATTGGAACTGGTTTACAATGGACGATTGGTCAGACTGCTCTTGTAGCGTATACAAATTTAAAGAAATTTCAAGGTTCAGTAAGTGCATATAATAGTGTAACGGGAGTTGTGGAATTAGCTTCTACATCAAATACTGGTACGGGTACTTATGATGATTGGGAAGTAAATCTTGGTGGTGTTGAAGGGCCAGCAGGAACAAGTGGTTCTTCAGGTTCAAGTGGTTCAAGTGGAACTGATGGAACTTCGGGTACAGACGGAACAAGTGGTTCGTCAGGTTCAAGTGGAAGTTCGGGTTCAAGTGGAACAAGTGGAAGTTCTGGAACTGATGGAACAAGTGGTTCGTCTGGTTCAAGTGGTTCAAGTGGAACTGATGGAACTTCTGGTACAGACGGAACAAGTGGTTCCAGTGGTTCAAGTGGAACAAGTGGCTCGAGTGGTTCAAGTGGAAGCTCAGGTTCCAGTGGTTCAAGTGGAACAAGTGGAACTGATGGAACAAGTGGTTCTTCAGGTTCAAGTGGTTCAAGTGGTTCAAGTGGTACAGATGGAACAAGTGGGTCTTCTGGTTCAAGTGGTTCAAGTGGAAGTTCTGGAACAAGTGGTTCAAGTGGCTCGTCAGGTTCATCAGGTACAAGTGGTTCGTCTGGAACTGATGGAACAAGTGGAACTGATGGAACAAGTGGAAGTAGTGGTTCGTCAGGTTCAAGTGGGTCTTCAGGAACTGATGGTACATCTGGAACTGATGGAACAAGTGGTTCTTCGGGTTCAAGTGGAAGTTCGGGTTCAAGTGGAAGTTCGGGTTCAAGTGGAACTGCTGGTACATCTGGTTCAAGTGGGTCGTCAGGTTCTTCAGGTTCAAGTGGAACTGATGGAACTTCGGGTACTGATGGAACAAGTGGCTCAAGTGGCTCAAGTGGAACTGATGGAACAAGTGGAAGTAGTGGTTCTTCAGGTTCCAGTGGCTCGTCAGGTTCAAGTGGTTCATCTGGTTCCAGTGGTTCAAGTGGTGTAGATGGAAACTTTGGTGGTGTAACATTTGCATATGACTTTGATACATCAACTACAGATAGTGACCCAGGAACTGGTAAACTAAGATTAGATAACGCTACACAAAATACTGCAACAGGTATTTATATAGATGATTCCGATTCGGATGGTACTGATATACAAAGTTATATGCGTACTATTGATGATTCTACAAGTGCTATTAAAGGTCATGTAAAGATTTCAAATAAATTAGACTCAAGTCAATTTATATTATTAACAATTTCAAGTTTAACAGAAAATGCTGGATATTTTGATATTACAGTAAGTGCTGTAGATTCATCTGGTGCTACACCCTTTTCAGATGGTGAAGATGTAATTGTTACCTTTGCTAGAACTGGTGATGCAGGAACAAGTGGTTCTTCAGGTTCAAGTGGGTCAAGTGGTTCAAGTGGAACTGATGGAACAAGTGGAAGTAGTGGTTCCAGTGGTTCGTCTGGTTCAAGTGGAACTGATGGAACAAGTGGAAGTAGTGGTTCTTCAGGTTCAAGTGGGTCAAGTGGTACAGATGGTACATCTGGAACTGATGGAACAAGTGGTTCCAGTGGTTCAAGTGGTTCAAGTGGCTCAAGTGGAAGTAGTGGAACTGATGGAACAAGTGGAAGTAGTGGTTCAAGTGGAAGTAGTGGTTCTTCTGGTTCAAGTGGAACTGATGGAACGAGTGGAAGTAGTGGTTCTTCGGGAACTGATGGTACATCTGGTACAGATGGAACAAGTGGAACTGATGGAACGAGTGGAAGTAGTGGTTCTTCAGGTTCGAGTGGAAGTTCTGGTTCAAGTGGTTCAAGTGGCACGTCAGGTTCTTCAGGTACAGATGGAACAAGTGGTTCAAGTGGAAGTAGTGGTTCTTCAGGTTCAAGTGGTAGTGCTGGTACAAGTGGTGTGTCTGATAAATATGCTTCAACATCTTCTACTTCTAAGGCAATACCAACATCACATCCAACTGCAGTAACAATTACAATAGGTACTGGATTATCGTGGTCTGTTGGTCAATCAGCACTTGTTGCGTCTGATAATGATAATAAATTTGTAGGTGAGGTAACTTCTTATACGACTGGTACTGGTGTACTTGTATTAGATTCTACATCAAATACTGGTACAGGTACATATGATGATTGGGAAGTTAATTTAGAAGGTGCTCCAGGCCCCGCTGGTACAAGTGGTAGTTCTGGTTCATCTGGTTCTTCAGGTTCAAGTGGAACGGATGGTACAAGTGGAAGTTCGGGTTCAAGTGGTTCAAGTGGAAGTTCTGGAACAAGTGGAAGTTCTGGAACAAGTGGTTCAAGTGGTTCCAGTGGTTCAAGTGGAACTGATGGAACTTCAGGTACAGATGGAACAAGTGGTTCAAGTGGTTCCAGTGGCTCAAGTGGGTCAAGTGGAAGTTCAGGTTCCAGTGGAACGGATGGAACAAGTGGAACAAGCGGTTCGAGTGGTTCAAGTGGAAGTAGTGGTTCTTCAGGTTCAAGTGGAACAAGTGGAAGTAGTGGAACAAGTGGTTCAAGTGGAACTGATGGAACAAGTGGAAGTAGTGGTTCTTCAGGTTCCAGTGGCTCGTCAGGTTCAAGTGGCACAAGTGGTACAGATGGAACGTCAGGTTCAAGTGGAAGTAGTGGTTCTTCAGGTTCAAGTGGAACATCTGGCACAAGTGGTTCGAGTGGTTCTTCAGGTTCAAGTGGTTCAAGTGGAACGGATGGTACAAGTGGAACTGATGGCACAAGTGGTTCGTCAGGTTCATCTGGAACAAGTGGTTCAAGTGGAAGTTCAGGTTCCAGTGGTTCAAGTGGAACAAGTGGTTCAAGTGGAACGGATGGTACAAGTGGAAGTTCTGGTTCCAGTGGTTCAAGTGGAACTGATGGTACAAGTGGAACTGATGGAACTGATGGAACGTCAGGTTCAAGTGGTTCAAGTGGTTCATCTGGTTCAAGTGGTTCAAGTGGAACGAGTGGTTCAAGTGGTTCAAGTGGAAGTAGTGGTTCTTCAGGTTCAAGTGGAACGAGTGGTTCAAGTGGTTCATCTGGTTCCAGTGGTTCCAGTGGTTCATCTGGGTCAAGTGGCTCAAGTGGTTCAAGTGGTGTAGATGGTAATTTTGGTGGAGCTTCATTTGAGTATGATTTTGCTACAGCTACTTCAATGGTTGACCCAGGAAGTGGTGCTCTAAGACTTAATGACGCAGACCAAAATACAGCTACTAACATAGCTATTGATGAATTAGATGTTAATGGTACAGATATTTCAAGTTATCTTGTTACCATAGATGATTCCACATCTACTATTAAAGGACACGTAAAGATTTCAAATAAAACTGATAGTAGTCAGTTTATATTAGCAACAATCTCAAGTCAAACTGATAATACAGGATGGCACACAATTGTTATATCTGTAGTTGATTCATCAGCTACATCACCATTTAGTAATGCAGAAGATATTATAGTTACTTTTGCTAGAACTGGTGATAAGGGTGATTCGGGAACGTCAGGTACTGATGGAACAAGTGGAAGTAGTGGAAGTAGTGGAAGCTCAGGTTCCAGTGGTTCAAGTGGAACTGATGGTACAAGTGGAACTGATGGAACTGATGGAACAAGTGGAAGTAGTGGAACTTCTGGTTCTTCAGGTTCCAGTGGTTCGTCAGGTTCAAGTGGTTCAAGTGGAAGTTCTGGAACAAGTGGTTCAAGCGGAACAAGTGGTTCAAGTGGTTCAAGTGGAAGTTCTGGAACAAGTGGTTCAAGCGGAACAAGTGGTTCAAGTGGTTCAAGTGGAAGTAGTGGTTCTTCAGGTTCAAGTGGAACAAGTGGAAGTAGTGGAACAAGTGGTTCAAGTGGTACTGATGGAACAAGTGGTTCTTCAGGTTCAAGTGGTTCATCTGGTACAAGTGGTTCAAGTGGAACTTCTGGTTCTTCAGGTTCCAGTGGTTCGTCAGGTTCAAGTGGTTCAAGTGGAACTGATGGTACAAGTGGTTCCAGTGGCTCAAGTGGTTCATCTGGTTCAAGCGGTTCAAGCGGAACTGATGGAACAAGTGGCTCAAGTGGTTCAAGTGGTTCAAGTGGTTCTTCAGGTTCAAGTGGTTCAAGTGGTGTAACCGTAAGTGGAACAAGTGGTTCTTCAGGTTCAAGTGGTTCAAGTGGTTCTTCAGGTTCAAGTGGTGTAACCGTAAGTGGAACAAGTGGTTCTTCAGGTTCAAGTGGTTCAAGTGGTTCGTCAGGTTCAAGTGGTGTAACCGTAAGTGGAACAAGTGGTTCAAGTGGTTCAAGTGGTGTAACCGTAAGTGGAACAAGTGGTTCTTCAGGTTCAAGTGGTTCAAGTGGTGTAACCGTAAGTGGAACAAGTGGTTCTTCAGGTTCAAGTGGTGTAACCGTAAGTGGAACAAGTGGTTCAAGTGGTTCAAGTGGTTCAAGTGGTTCGTCAGGTTCAAGCGGTTCAAGTGGTGTAACCGTAAGTGGAACAAGTGGTTCTTCAGGTGCAAGTGGTTCGTCAGGTTCAAGCGGTTCAAGTGGTTCAAGTGGTGTAACCGTAAGTGGAACAAGTGGTTCAAGTGGTTCAAGTGGTTCGTCAGGTTCAAGTGGTTCAAGTGGTTCAAGTGGTGTAACCGTAAGTGGCTCAAGTGGTTCAAGTGGTTCAAGTGGTTCTTCAGGTTCAAGTGGTTCAAGTGGTGTAACCGTAAGTGGTTCAAGTGGTTCAAGCGGTTCCAGTGGCTCAAGTGGTTCAAGTGGTTCAAGTGGTGTAATATCATTAGCTACAGATGCTAATAATAGAGTTATAACTTCGGATGGAGACGGAACTGGTACAGCTGAACCAAATATGACATTTGATGGTAGTTCTGTAATATTTAAAGTAGGTGACCATACAACAGCCGGTAATAACACATACATGAGTTTATCAGATGCTGGTGGTGGTATAGAATTATCTACAGTTGGTGTAGGTTCACTCGGTGATATGAGAGGTTACTCACTTGGTACGTATCTATCTATTGATGATGTTAACGAAGTAACAAGATTACAATCTGAAGGTAATATATTCCTTGGTGATGATGACTGGGTTGGATATGGTAATGGTACACATATACAAATTGATGATGATGCTCAACAAATTAGTATGAGTGCAGCTAGTGGAGTTATAATAAGTTCATTATCTACTGGTGGTACTATTGATGTACACGCGTCTGGAACTGGTCATTTAATAATGGGTGTTTCTGATGTAAGATTAAAGAAAGAAATTAATACTATATCACAATCACTTGACACAATTAAAGAATTACGTGGTGTAACTTATAAATGGAAGACCGAAGAAGAAGGTAATACAAGGAATGCAGATAATACTAATGATAGAACAGAATATGGATTTATTGCACAAGAAATTACAGGTTCACAAGCACATAAAGTAAGTTTTGAAGACCAAGAAGGTTTCTATGGTGTTAATAAGACTCATATAATTCCAATATTGGTAGAGGCTATTAAGGAATTAGAAGCTAGAGTAGTAGGTTTAGAAGAAGAGTTAAAAAATAAATAATACTTTTAGTGTTAAAATTAGATACTTATTGTTAGTTATATAACTGTTATAAGGAGAATAAAATGGCAGATACTATTAAATTTTCTGAAGATGAAATGAAAAAGTTACAAGAACTTCAAACTTCATATCAGAGTAAAACTATTGAATTTGGACAATTACGTGTTCAGAGTATATTGTTGAAGCAACAATTAGATGCATTAGAACAACAAGAAGCACAAATGGAAGTTGATTATGCTAATATACAAAAGAATGAACGTGATTTAGTTGACGAATTAAATAAAAAATATGGGCCTGGTTCATTAGACCCAACTACTGGTACTTTTACACCAATAGAACAACCACCACAAACCGAAAAATAATAAAATCTTACATATAATCGTTTCAAGTTTTTGTTGACTATTTATATCTAAGAATATGTTATATATTCGCATGCGTAAATTAAAACTAATTAATTAGGAGAAATATAATGGCCGAAAGAATCGTAAGTCCTGGTGTATTTACTCGTGAGAAAGACCTTTCATTTTTACCACAAGCTATTGGGGAAATTGGAGCGGCAATAATTGGGCCTACCGTTAAAGGGCCTGCTTTTGTTCCTACAGTTGTTCGCAATTTTAATGAATTTGTGGATATATTTGGGGATGTCACGAAGAATTATTATACACCTTATACCGTAGAACAATATCTACGGAGTGCTGGTACGGTTACTATCGTCAGAGTTCTCGGAGAAGATGGGTATTCAAATGATATTATTAAACTATATGCTATATCTGGAGCAGATGCGGCAACTGGTGTTACACACTCGTTAGCGTATCTCGCACCGTCACAAGGTGATTTTAGTGGAGCAGGAGATTTATCAACATCAACTATTACTGGTGGTGATGTTACTTCAACTGATTCAACATTGACTGTGAATGGTACAGATACAGTTTCATATAGTGTAACTTTATCATTTGATACAGGAAGTGCTAATTACATTGAAAATGTATTTAGTACTGATGCTCAAACTCAAACGGGAGCTGGCGGAATTACTGTTCCAGTTTACTTATATGCTAATTTTAAAAACGCACAATCAACAACGAACTGGATTGGTTCAGGCTCATCGGCCGAATCACCCAGTGTTTCTGCTTCTATAGATACTATAGATTTTGCCAGTACTGATTACTCAAATGCTAGTTCACCAACTGTACAATCACAATTGATTAATAATGCACGTTTTAATCTATTTAAGGTTAATACTCGTTCACATGGTTCAAATGTAAACGATGATGTGTTTGTGGTTGTTTCTAATGTGAAAGCGGCTGGTAGTATTGCTGGTTCAGACTATGGTTCATTTAGTATTGGAGTTCATAATGTTGATGATGGGGCGTTAATAGAATCTTGGCATAATTTAAATTTTGATGCGTCAAGTACTAACTATTTACCAAGAGTTGTTGGTGATAGATATGTAACTATAGACTCAGCTGGGAAACTCACATATAATGGAGATTGGCCAAATATGTCCAATCATATTTATATTAGTGATTATTCTGGTCTTGAGTTCGCACCAAAGTCTGTAGTACCGATGGGTCACTCAGCAATATCAAATACTGTTCCAGGTACAACTGGAGTTGATGCTGCTAAATTGGTGACTTCACAAACTAATGAAACATTAGAGTTTGACGCAACAGTTCCATATGGATTTGACTTTAATTATTGGTATACATACAATGATAATGGAAAAGCCTGGGACAATGTTGCTTACTTAGCTCCAATACCAATAAGTGCTGGAACTGGTAATAATGCTACAATGTCATTAGAAAACATGAGTGGACATCCATCGGCATCATCTACAAATGGATATGCTACAGGTTCAGATAAAATTACATTGGCCGATTCACATATTAGTCAACGTAAGTTCGCTTTACCACTACAAGGTGGTTTTGATGGAATGAATCCCGCAACACCAAAGAATACTGGTGCTAACATACTAAATACAAATGTGATGGGATTTGATTGTTCATCTGCTACAACTATGGGAACTACTGTTTACAAGAAAGCTATTAATGCTGTAAGTAATCCTGATGAGTTCGATATCAATTTGTTAGTAACACCTGGTATCGTACATGGTCTACATAGTAAAGTTAGTGCTAGAGCTATGAATATGTGTGAAGAACGTGGTGATGCATTTTATGTTATGGATGCTTCTATACATGGTGAAAGTATCTCTACTATAACAAGTCGTGTATCTACATTAGATACTAATTACGCGGCTGTTTATTACCCTTGGGTAAAAATAGTAGATTCTGGTACATCATTACCTGTATGGGTTCCGCCTTCAGTTGTGTTACCTGGTGTTATTGCATACACAGACCAAGTAGCTCATGAATGGTTCGCTCCAGCTGGATTGAATCGTGGTGGTTTAACAACCGTACTTGAAGCTCAAACGAGATTAACTCACGCAGAACGTGATGACCTTTATGAAGATAGGGTTAACCCAATTGCTTCATTCCCAGGTCAAGGTGTTTGTGTTTGGGGTCAGAAGACCTTACAAGCTAAACCATCGGCGTTGGATAGAGTAAATGTACGTAGATTGCTAATTAGATTAAAGAAGTTTATTGCTTCTTCTTCAAGATACCTTGTGTTCGAACAGAATACTGCTGGAACACGTAATCGTTTCTTGAATATTGTTAATCCTTTCTTGGATTCAGTACAAGCTAATAGTGGATTGAGTGCGTTTAGAGTTGTCATGGATGAATCTAACAACACACCAGATGTTGTTGATAGAAATCGTCTTGTTGGACAAATCTATATTCAACCTACGAGAACTGCTGAGTTTATTGTTCTTGATTTTGTTGTACTTCCTACGGGAGCTACGTTTCCAGAATAAGTAAATAAGTTAAAACTTAAAACCCCTCATTTTGAGGGGTTTTTTGTTTATATGATATTTATTATTGATGTTAGATGAAATACATTTTTAGAAGTAGATGATATTTATATATAAGAAATTTAATTAATTTGGAGATAATAAAATGGCTGAATTACTCGACCCTTCAGAAATAATGTTCACTCCGTTTGAACCAAAAACGAAGAATCGTTATATCCTTTATGTTGAAGGTATTCCCGCGTATTTAATTAAGACTGCCAATAGACCGAGTATTACGTTTGAGGAAGTTGAATTAAATCATATTAATGTTAAAAGATTTGTAAAAGGTAAAGGTTCGTGGGAGCCAATTGAAATTACTTTATATGACCCAGTTGTTCCAAGTGGTGCACAAGCTGTTATGGAATGGGTAAGATTACATAAAGAATCTGTAACTGGACGTGATGGATATTCTGATTTTTATAAGAAAGATATTACAATTAATATGTTAGGTCCTGTTGGAGATAAGATAGAAGAATGGACTTTAAAAGGTGCATTTATTGTATCAGCCGCATTTAACGATTTAGATTGGGCAGCTAGTGACCCAGCCGAGATTACATTAAGTCTTCGTTACGATTACGCAATATTACAGTTTTAATTATTTTATTGGTGGAAGAGAGGGAAGTTTGTGGTGGACTTCCCTTTTTTATTGAAGGTTTTTAGTATTACATATCTATTTATTAAAAAGAGTTTTATTTAATTAGTTTTATTAAACAAGGAGAAATCATGGCGAAACAAGAAAAGCCTAAATTTCCAACTGAAGTTGTAACTTTACCATCTAAAGGTAACTTCTATCCAGAAGAACATCCTTTATCAAGTGGGGAAGTTGAAGTCAAATATATGACTGCTAAAGAAGAGGACATACTAACGTCACAAAATCTTATTAAACAAGGTAAAGTGATTGATGTATTGTTAGAATCTTTAGTAGTTGGTGATTTTAACATGGATGATATGTTCATCGGTGATAAGAATGCCGTTATGATAGCTTCTCGTGTTCTTGGATATGGTAAAGAATACACTTTTGAGTTGGAAGACCCAGCAACTGGAGAAAAAGAATCACATACGTTAGATTTGACTACTCTTGAACATAAAGATGTAGATTTTGACGCAGCTACTTTTGAATTTGAATTACCTTTTTCTAAAAGAGTGTTAGGATATAAGTTTTTAACACAAGGTGATGAAAAAGAAATTACAGCCGAACTTAAAGCTTTACGTAAGGTGGTTAAGAAAACAGGAGTTGAATCCGAAGTAACTACACGATTAAAAAAAGTTATTACATCTATAGATGGTGATAAAAATGTCGCAACTATTAATAACTTTGTCAACAATGAATTTTTGTCTCGTGATTCGAAAGAATTTAGAGACCATCTCATGTCTGTAACACCCGATGTAGACTTGGATATCATTATTGATTTTTCTTCAGGTGAGGAGGTAGAAATCACCGTCCCTATGACGGTAGAGTTTTTTTGGCCTAAAGCCGGAAAATAAACCCCAAATACACGAACAAATATTTCAAATAGTATTTCATGGTAAAGGTGGCTTTACCTATGACGCAGTCTATACTATGCCTACTTGGCTTCGTAGATTCTATTTCTTAAAAATGCAAGAGTTTTATAAGAAAGAAAAAGCTGAATACGATAAAGCTAATAAAAAGAGTGTATCCCGCCCACCATCTCGTAAACGATAGAGTAAATTTTATATTTTCTGATATTTATTATTGATAAATTCCCATAACAAACCGTTTTAATCAGGAGTTAAATATAATGGAAAATATTAATGATGTTAAGAAAATAGCACGAAAATTTCTTAAAAAACCAAAAGTTCTTCAAAT